CCGGGCCTGTGAGGGCTGCACCGCTGAGGGTGAACGTCCCGAGCAGAGTTCCTACCGGTGCGAGGTCGGCGGTTGCCGGCTGGGCACCGGAGTATATCCTGAGAACGGCACTGGAAAGCGCGTCACGCACTCCGAAGCCTGAAGCCATCTCGTTTGCCAATCCTGGCGAAAGTCGTAATGCACACATAATAGCCTCCTATTTAGGGCTGTGAAGATGTAAGTAAGTGGAGAACATTTGTTGCTCCTCAAGTGTCAACAATTATTGATTTTGGAACATAGGCATTTACAGCAGAGTTCGGGTCTTGCACAGCCCCCAGATAATGCACGTATCCATTCTGCTCTCGAACGAGACCGGCGCCGGACTGCCCGATACCTGCCGAGATCTGATCTTCGGTTATTGGCAGTAGCTGACCCGACTCAGTGCCTATGCAGACCCCCTTGGAGGTCATGAAGATAACGGCCTCCCCTTCTTGGTCTTTCAGGAACAAGCTGGTTTTGGTCCGCACTGCCGTTCCTTTTACTGCGCTGTAGTCAGCCTTGACAATAAACTTGTACTCATCAGGGCCAGCACCTTGCAGGAACGCGATGACTCCCGCATAAGACACCCAGATTCCACCATCGAGACCAACAGCCATCGTCAGATTCTTTGGCATCGGGATACGGCAGTATCTGTTGTCCATCGTTTCGAGGTCGTGTGCGACGGTGTAGTAGAGAACATTTCCCCGGGCTATGAACAGCCGACCATTCTGAGAGGTGAGTATCTCACCTGCGACGGTCGGTATCATGTGCTGTGCGGTCGGAGCCGTTGGGGCGAGGAAGGTGTCGTTGCTTATGAAGCCGAGGTCGACCCCGTTCGAGACAGCGGTCACAGCGTTCACTTGCTCCAGAGCTAACGGTGCGCCCGAGGCCAAAGTGGTCAGCTGGCGCAGGGTGAAGTCGGGCAGAAACTCGTTCAGGGTAAACAGCCCTGCGTTGTCTCTGCCGACATAGGCTGTGCTGCCGTTGTTCCAGAAGCTGTAGAATTTACCTGCGAGAACCTGAGTGCCCCCCTTGCGGCGCCGCGCACTCTTGCCACGACGCAGATCGACATTCTCCGCGACAGTCAGTTCGACTGGGAGCATATCGATCGGGTCGGTCCTGTTGTTCAGGCCGACTGGTTCAAAGGTGACGTTCTTGGCTTTCATCAGTTGACCACATAGGACGAGTTAGGGGTGATGGTTGTCTCACCACCGCGTATGCGGTTAAAGGCTGTGATGCCTTTGTTCTTGTAGTAGGTGTAAGCGGCCAGGTGGTCAGCAGCCTTGACATCGTCTTGGATCTCGAAGTCGTGGTCGTTCAAGGCCAAAAACGCTGCCCACTCAACCATGGCACGATGGAACCGTCTTGGGATCTCAGGCTCGACCTGTGTGTCGGCCAGCCACTCGGCTGAGTACCTGTGAACACGCATCGTGTAAGTCAGTGCCGCGACCGGTGTCGGGTAGAGACGAATCTTGCCAGTCTCCTCATCGGTCTGGTAGGCATACGGGGCTTGGCTGGTAGAGGGGAAGTCAACAGCACCTCCGACCTGCTGGTCAGGGTACTTGTCGGCCTCGTTGAACTTGCCGAGTTTAGTGGTCCCTTGGAACACACCCATGACCTTGATGATACGGTCGCTCAAAGCATAGGACTCAGTGCCGATCACAGAAGAGAATTCACAGATAGCTGCGGTAGACTTGTCGACAAAAAAGCCGGTGTCTTCGCAAAACTGGTCTTGTCCTTCTGCAAGCATGTCGAGAAGCCGGGGATCACCCCATGCAGGGTCGCTCCCGGTTTCCCCAAGGACTGCCTTCAATTCTGTGAGTAGCTCGGCACGAGTCATGTTATGCTCCTAGCGCAACAGGCTGAACGGGATTGCGTGGTAGTCCTGCAGGACTTTATCAGTCCCGCCTTGCCCGTCGGACTTGTCGACCAGCTTGGAGCCGATGCAGTCGTTCAAAACATCGACGACACACTGCGGAACTTCAACAGGAATACCACGCATGATCTGGTAAACCTTGCCATTGTGCCCGACCGGAAGGTAATTCTCCTTCTCGTGCTCTTGTTCGATGCGAATCGACCGGTATGGTAGTCCATTCTCATCCTCTTTGATCACCGGCCCTGTAGTCGTGGGCTTGTCAAGGATTATCGTGTTCTCCTCTGCAACTTCTGGGATACCAAATTCATTCATTGTCTGCCGCCTCCTTAAAGGATTTGTTGAATGCCGCCTCGGCATCCTCTTTTTCTTCGAGTGTAGGGATGAGCATCGACAACTTCGCAGTCATCGCGGCCACGTCCGCTACGTGGAACTGCTTCTCCTCGGACGCATGACGGGTCATCGGCATGGAATCCTCATCTCTTTTGTATGGAACCTTGATGCTGATGATATATCCATTTTCAATCTTACCGATGCTTACCATTTCTTCGTTATACATGGTGTCCTCCGTCAGACGAGAAGCAGGGGGAGCCGGTGAAGGCTCCCCATACTCAATTAACCAGCTGCGAGTGGCATGATCGTGAGATCATAGTAGGTGTCCGTGACCTGAGCAGCACTCAGGAGCGTGGTCGCTGGGATGAAAGTCCCGGCGTCACTGGTGACGACCTTGGCATACCCAACCGGTGCGTGGTTGGCCGGTACTGCGGGGATATCCCCACCGACTGCGCCATTGGTGATCAGGAAATCACCTGCGGCATCGATCGACAGCAGGTAATACTTGGTGGTGCTGGCAGCCTGGACAGTTACGTCCGTGAAGGCCGGCGCGGCGGTTGCCTTGGTATAGACAACACCATCGATGCAGTAGGTGATCGCGTTGGTGGTCTTCAGGGTGGCAGCAGAGACCGAGCCAATAACGAGGCCGGCAGCCGACATGCAGCGGGTTCCGAGCAGGTCACGTAGCGACTGGTGCTGGACGTCTTTTAAAGATGCAGGAACAGACATGATATTACTCCTTTACTGAAAAGCGGAGGGGGCATGGTGCCCCCTCATGGGTTTAGATGTCAGTGGCGCCGCACTCGAGGCGGGCCATCCACAGCTCGTTCAGGATAACCGCAGTCTGCATGGTTTTCCATGCGACCGAACCGCGCTGACCGAGGGGGTCAGAAGCAGAAGCCTTCGGATTGACGACCATCGGGGTGAGAGCGGTCTGTCCCTTGAGAGGGACGATGCCGTAAGCATCGGCTGTCAGGTACAGAATCGGATACACGTCGATGTTGGTCGCGTCAGCGGAGACCAGACCGGTTGCACCGGTGACGACTCCAGCAGCCAGCCATGCAGAGAACACGGTAGAGCGGATATAGCGAACATCATCCACTGCACCGATTTCGTTCTCATAAGCCTTCATCGAAGAGCCGTAGTCCTTCATGTTGATGAAGCCGGTCATCGCCCGGACATCATTTACGAGGTCAGGGTGGGTGAGGCCGATGTAGCCAGGCTCAGTGGACTCGGTGTTGAAGTCCGGAGTCGACTTGACGATCTGGGTGATCGGACGAGCGTTCTGGCGCTGGAAGCCGCGGGTGATGCGGCGCTGGTCGGCCAACACAGGAGCGTTGGTTACCGCGGCGCGGTTTGCGACTTTGCTCGCGTAGTAGACGTTGGTACCGGCCTTCAGGACGTTGAAACGGATGGTCTCAACGGTGAGGGCTGCTTGCTCCCCGAGGATACCGACGGTCTGCATGAGGATCGGGTCTTCATGAGTGTCGAGTACGACATCGGAGATCGGAACAAAATCACCGAACTGTTGGAGCGTGGCGGTGTAGTCGGTCGGAACGAGCTTGCTTCCAACCGGGGTGACACCCTCAACCAACGGGGTAGTAGCGGCAGCCAATGAATTGTAGCGCCGGAAGGTCGCAACCTTGGTGCTGTTCATCGGCAAAACGTAGACCTGCCCGAACTTCTCGAGGACGAGATTCGGAATGGCACGTTTCAACATTTTGGCAACCGCGAATGCCGCGGTTCTTGGAGAGATGTCTCCGTAAATCATGACTGACATGGTGTTACCTCCTTCTCAGGGTTCTGGTGTTAGCCTGCGGCGGTTGCCTGCTTAAAGGCTGTTTCAAAATCGTTTTTGTCAACACCGACGCCCTTCGGCGCTGGCGAACTCGATGCAGGAACGTCGACTTGGCGCTCCAGCTCACTCTGGTCTACGACAGCCGGGGCGGCGGCTGGTGCTGCTGCAACTTGTGCCGGTGTCGCGACCCGGTACGCATCAAATACTGCGATGACGTCCTTAGCGGAACCAGCTGATAATGCGTTATTGTAAGCAGGCTGCAGGATTGCCGGTTGAGATTCAATCCATGTCTTAATTGATCCATCCTTCATCAAGGTCTCTGCATCAGCGTGAGCTGCGAGGACGGTGTTCACCAAGGTCTCAGTCGCGGTCTGTTGGGTCGTCTGGACGATGGGCTGAAGGTTAGTTGCCATGCTGTTGAAGTGGGGGAGAACATCTGCCATGATCTGCCGGCGCTGTTCTGCGAGAGCGACTTTCATCGCGGCTGCCTGATCAGGCCAGTCTTTTTCATACTGAGATATTACAGCTTGGTCTTCATCAGACAGAGCTAACATCTCAGGTATGTCGACCTCGTAGATCGGCTTCTGTGCTTCGGGCTCTTTGGCGGGAGCTGCCGGAACAGGCGCAGCCACTGGAGCAACGACCGGAGCAGGTTCAGCCACTGGAGCAACGACCGGAGCAG